TTACAAATTTATAATAATTTTTCAATAACTATTTTTATTTTTTTATTGGTAAGTTTCCCAAGTATCAGTATAAGTTTCCCAAGTGTCGGTCATATCCTCCCAAGTAAAACCGCTCGGAGTTACAATGATATGGCAAGCCTGTAAACAGGATTCAATTCTTATCGGTAGATTCAAAACTAATTCAACCCCGCTTAAATCGGTGTTTGCAAACTTCTTTCTATCCTTGCCGCTTGTTGATATGCCAACTCTTTGAAGTGTGTTTATTTCCCAATCTATTATTTTACCTATCAATTTGTTTCGTTCGCATCGTTCGATAAATCCTAAAGCAAGTTCGCGCATAGGGTCAATAGATTGCGAGTGATAGTCGGTTGAAATAAATTTAACGGGGTCGTGAGGTGTTAAAAAATAAATCTTAATAGGCACTTCGCGGTCAATAATCGAATCCCCACCAAAGTATTTTTCTTTTAACTCTTCATTTAAAAACGCTAAAGGGGTTTTATTCCTGTCAACGTTTATCATTGTCAACTCATTGTCAATTTGAGTAGGTGTGCCGTGATAGTAGTAAGGCTTGTAAATTGAGAATGTAACGCCAACGGTAGGGGCAATCGAACCGCTAACTGTAATTGAAGTATTGCGAACTACTGCCGTTATGGTGTATTCAATCTCATCAATCGTTACTTTGAATTTAGGTTGCAAATGGTAGGTATTGCACCCCGTAAGCGTAAAAGTGCCGTTTGCATTCGTTGTAACGCTTGTAATAAAGAATGAGTATTCTAACTCATCGACTAAATTACCTACTATATCTACCGTCCTTGACCTTATTCTCATCCTCCTAAAGTTATTTTGCGTCTTTAGGATTGCTTGTTAACGGTGCGCCCGCTGGTATCGTGAGTAATGATTCGGGGCAAGTTATGAGGTCAGAGGATGTAGATAAGCAAGAAGAGGCGTTTAATCGTAAATGGGGCGGCGGTGTAAACATTAATAAGGTAATGCACTCCGCTACTCAAGTAAGTTGGCAGCAAATCGGACTTAGTTCTGTTGACATGGAGTTGCTAAAATCCAACGATGTTGACTTAGCGACCTTTTGCCGTGCTTACGGAGTTGACGATATTATATTTATTCCCGACAAAGCCCAATACAACAATAAGACTTTAGCCGAAAGGGCTGCATGGTTTAATACTTTAATCCCCGAACTTAATCACGAAAGGGACGCACTTAATAGGTGGTTAGTTCCCGCTTGGTCAAAGTATGACAATAAAAACTATTATATCGATTATGACTTAACAGGCGTACAAGCGTTAAGAAGTGACCTTGAAAAGCTTTCACAAAGAGTTGACCGTGAAATAAAAATAGGACTATGGACACCAAACGAGGGGCGTATCATGATGGGCAGCGAAGCGGACGAATTGAATGACGATATGAATAAACATTATATCGACAGTACATTAAAGACTTTAGGGCAAGAAAAAGACCCGTTATTGGAGTTATTAGGTAGTGTTAGTCCTTTGGTTGCAAATAGTTTAATCGCAGCAATACCGCCCGAAATGTTAGCCGAATTATTTAATCGAGTAAAAAAATGAGTTGTAATAATTGCGGTTCGCGAGTATTTAGTGTTTGCAAAGTTTGCGAACTTTTAGACAATGACAGTTCTACAAAAGAGGTTAGCCATTGCTTTGCTTGTAATGCTTATATTTGCAAACCATGTTCAAGTAACATAGGCCGCCGTTGGGAGGCTTTTTTAATAGCTAAAAAATTATGGATTCAGAATTAGAATATAACATTAAAGCCATAGAGGCAATGGGGTTCAAGGTTAAAAACAACTCCATATCAACCGAATTAGATATTTTCCACAAGTCCGAGGATAAGTCGTATTTCCAAATTAAAGACATGGACGAGGTTAAGGGAATAGTATCTTTTTACTTTTCGGCTTTCAATAACAAAGATTCGGATAGTGATATAGTTATGCCGGGTTCTTTTACAAAAACAATCAAAGAAAACAAATCAAGGGTAAAACATTTATCGAACCATAACACAACTAAAAGTCCGGGCGTTATCCTTGAGTTAGGGCAAGATAGTCACGGGGCGTTTGCCGTTTCGCAACTTTATAAAGCACCTCACACGATAGGTCAAGATATACTAATCGAATATGCAAGCGGTGGAATTACCGAACATTCGATGGGGTACAAAGTAATAAAAGGATATTACGACAAGGCGCAATCGGCAAACATTATAACAGAGGTATTTTTATGGGAAGTATCAAGTTTAACGGCTTGGGGTGCTAACTCAAAAACACCTATGAGAGATTTGAAGTCACTAAAAAATAATACTGATTATTTAAAAATATTAAACAATATAAAAATTTAATTATTTTTGTAACCTATAAAGCCACTTTAAAGACAAGCCGACCGCAAGTCACTTGACAAAATTTTAAATGCCGGACTAAAAATCCATAAACTTAAAATTAAATCAAATGACACCAGAAGAGCAAGCAGAAGCGGCAAGAGCCGCCTTAGAACTTAAAGTGAAGGAATTTAACCAATTCCAACTCGACATCAAATCGAAGCAAGATGAATTAGAGAAACTTATCGCTGACAAAGCGGATGAGGTTTCTACTAAAGCAATCAATGACGCTATCGAGAACCTTACTAAATCTACCTCCGCTAAAATGGATGAGATTAACAAAATCCTTATTTCTCAAGGTACTATCATTGCCAACATGAAAAACCAAGCCCCTAAAGAGGTTGCGTTTAAATCCCTTAATGAGGCTATCACTCACGCGGTAATGTCACAAAAATCGGCTTTTGATGCTATCGTTGAAAACGGTGGAGTTCAAAAAGAGCCATTGTTTATTAAAGCCGTTGTTGACATTTCAACATTAAACACAATCGGAGCGGGTTCAACTCAATATAGCCTTACTGAAAACACGGGCGTTATTAGTTCAATCAGAATGCGCGAAACTGTTTACCGTGCAAACGTATCGGTAGGCGGTATTTCGGGCAAATATGCCATGTGGATTGAAGAAACAACACAACAAGGCACTCCTGTAATGTTGGCTGAAGGTGCAGCAAAAACTCAATTATCTACCTTGTTTGTTGAAAAAACAGAGGCCGTTAAGAAATGCGCTGTATATGGCAAGGTAACAACAGAAATGCTTGCAGACTTGCCTCAATTAATTGCTTACATCCAAAACTATTTGATGAAGAAACTTGATATTAAAATCGAGGATGAATTGTTTAATGGTACAGGAGTAGGCGATGAGTTGAAAGGTATTGACGCTTACGCTGCCGCTTTTACAGGTGGCGCACTTGCTTTGAGTGTTACCGCTCCAAACGAATTGGATGTAATCGAGGCTATTGCATTGCAAGTAAAAGAAGCGTTCGGAATCCCTACCGCTTTATTTATTCACCCGTCCACTATGTCGGCTATCAAGTTAATCAAAGACGATGCGAAACGCCCCGTTTGGAAAGACTATGTAACCACAAACGGAATGATGAATGTATCGGGCTTGAACTTGATTGAAACCACAGCAGTAGATGCGGGCGATTTTATCGGAGGTGATACTTCGGTAATTCAAGTAAGAATCCGCGAAGAGTTGGGAATCCAAATCGGTTTAGACGGAAACGATTTCACTAACAACAAGAAAACGATGTTGGCTGAAAAGCGTTTAGTTCAGTTCGTTTCTGCAAACGATGCAGCGTGTTTAATTAAAGGAGATTTCACCACAGCTAAAGCAGCAATCACAGCAGTATAATTATGAAAAAGTTAATATTAATCGCGTTAATCGCCCTATCCTTTTCAAGTTTCGCTCAAGTTGGCGTTAATTCCTTGAAAACCCGTTCTACTGGAACTTATTTAGCCTCAAACACTAAGACGCTTGACACTTGTACAAATGCAACTGACACAAGCTATTTTATTGTTGATGCAACAAATATGGTTTCTGGCAGTCTTTCAATCCTTTCAAAACGTATTTCTGGCACTTGTGTAGTTACAGGTTATTTGGAAATTAGTAACGATAATGTAAGTTGGTGGCAAAAATCGCTTGGTGACACTATCAATTTAAAGCCCGCTGCAAATGCAACCCGTTCGGCTGGTTTCGTTATTACTCAAAATTGCGCTAAGTATTATCGTATTCGATTAATCGGACACAATACCGCCGCCGTTCAGTTATCCGGTTATTACGCTGTAAGAAAAGACTAATGAAAACAATTAGATTTATAAAAGACTACAAAGGTGTAACCGAGCCTTTCAAAGATTGCAAAGTCGGAGATATTCATGAGGCAAGCGACAATCAGGCCCTCGGATTAGTACATCACGGCAAGGCCGAATACTATGAAAAGGAGTTAAAAGTCGAGCGACAAACCAAAGAGTTAAAAGTAAATCGAAAAACTAAATAAATTAAGCCCCTTAATTGGGGCTTTTTTAATTAATTTTGTATTATGATTTTTTTATCAACTACCGATTTCGATGAAGGTAATTGCAAAATTGCCGATGAAGGTAATTGCAAAAT